GACGATCCATAGGCTCGGTGCGAAGGAAAGTGGAATCTAGGTCGAACTTTACATAGTGTCCAGCCGTAGAAATATCGTCCATGCTGAGGCGCTGCTCGATTGCGGATATGTACGGCTGAAACGCTAAGGCTACTAATTGCTTACGCTCATCAATTACATTCGCATAAGTCATTGATGTATTCTGATCCGCTGAAAGATAATAGCTAGGAATTCCGCAAAGGCGTGAAATTTCTGTAGCGAGATTTTGAATCGCTTCGTTATACATCATATCTTTAGGAGAGAAGCCGATATTCTGCGCCTCAAGAGTTGAGGTTAAATAAGCGGTACTGCGATTCTGACGAGCTTGCTTCCATGATGCAAGTAATCCCTGCACTTCAGCCTGGGGAAGGTCTGCACCTGTATTTTTAAGAACTGTTGTAGCCATCGGAGTTTGAGCTGCAACAGATGCAGCCTTTTGAATATCAATAGCTGCTTGAATGGTGCGAGCACCTGTAGTAAGAATGCCTTCGTTGAATGCCTGGAAAGTAACTAGAGAACCTAGACCAGACATAGGACGTGGTTTACCATCTACGGAGTAACCTGTTACGAATTGACCGTAAGGATCTACTTCTGTTGTTACGCGAGTATTAGCAACCCATTCAAAAGTAGCTCCGCGATTGTCCTCTTGATAGGTTTCTGTAATTTCGAGAAACGCCTGACCAAAAAATAATAGGGAGTCTACTAAGTAGCTCATAGTCACAAATTGTGGCTGATGCTTTGATAACTGATGAACCCAACGTGGAGCAGGTATTTCTTCTCCTGTTGACTTCTTCTTATACTCAAGAGGGATTGAACCAATTGTGCAAAGTAGATCGCGGCATCGCTTGACTGAAGGAACGCCCATAGCGGCGTGACGGCTTACAGATGGAGAGTAATAATAATTAGATGCATAAAAAGCATCGCCCATAATCTGCGGCGCTGCCTGAGCTTCGATGACCTGTGGCTTGCGCGATAGAATACCCATAGGGTGTAATTATACACTACTCCGAGTAAATCATAGCTGATTGTTGAGGTTTTGTTAACTTCCAAATTATCATGGCTACAGAAATCGGTGCGCTAATGTCGCCAGAGCTACGGCGCTTTACGATACGCCACGCTGAATCTGAAACTTTAGCTGCTACGTTATCAAACTGTTCTATCAGGTCACGTTGCCCATTATGCACCATTCGCTTAGACACGATGGCATCTAATAGATCACCGCAAGCCTGGTAGAAATTCTGGGATGAGCAGTCCTCTGTTACCTGCCCGCTATTGGAGAGGCGGTCGGCAATTGACTGTGTGGCGTACTTGTCGAACATAATCTGTCTAGGTCGCCAAATATCGGCATAGCCTTTTATGCCAGCAGCTATCTCTAAATCGTTTACGGCTATGTCGTTACTCCATTTATGCAGGATGCCTACGCCAATTCTGCCGTCAGGCAATATCTGACCAGCGCAAAGGGTAGCCATTCTCTTGCTAGGTGAAACGTCAAAGCCAAATACTGTGTAGGCACCAGGCGACATAACTAAATCGTTATCGCCACATTCCTCAAGCGATCCTGGTGGGAAAGGTGACTGTAAGCTGGAAACCCAAAGGCAAAGGAGCTCGGTCATAATTGCGTCATGGCTGGACGTGGAAAGCGATTCCTCAATAGCTTCCCTGGATACTCTGATTCCTAAAGCTGGATTAGCTTGAGCTACGCCTTCCCAGAATGCCTTAGAGTTTGTATCTATCTTAAGCATACTTGGAGCAGAATATTCGTAATAGCCAAATGTTTTAGGTGGGTTCTCTTTCGAGCGATCCACTAGCGAATTGAGTGGAAGGCTAAAAGCATCACCAGCGTTGCTAGTCCAAAAGGTTTGACCATCTGTGGCTCTAGTCGTTGGAGTAATAGCAGTGAAAGCTTCCTCTGACCATTCACGGAGCTCATCCCCCCAAGTGAAATGTGACGTTCTTCCGCGAGAACCATCTCTAGTTGCCGCGACCACATCTAAGCGACCACCGCCAAACTCAGGTAATAGCTCAATTGACTCTGTACCGTTGGCATAGCGGATAGCTTTTACCTGGCACTTGAGGAATTCGTGAGATTCTATGACGTAGCACATTTCTCGAAAGGAAACCAAAGCCATGGCTCTATTCGATGACGCTATAAGGACTCTAGGGCTTTTAAACAGGAACAGGTGAGCCAGGCACATCATTCGCCCTAGATGGCTCTTTCCTGACTGTCTAGCGACCAGAAGAAGCCCTGTACGGCGTATAAATTTATTATCCTTACCAACGGTAAACATATCTTTTACAATCAGCTTTTGCCACGGCATTAAGGGTTCACCAATACGTTCAGCGAACTCAATCACCTCATCGCCTCTAGTTTTGCCTTTCAGCAGTGGCGTGTGGACTCTTGGATTGGTTGACCCCCGCGGGGTTTTAGGCTTGACCATACGATCTATATGCCTTCTGGTTTGATATGGGTTGAAAACGGACTGTCCTGGACTGATTCCGACCGTGTCGGGGAGAGATAGCGAGGAAAATCAAGGGGGGTACGCATCTCCTCTAAAAAAACACCTTCTGAGCGCTTGCCCTTTTTACTGTTGCACGACTTGCAAGCAATCCTCATATTGGATTCATCGATAGCTAGGTCAGGTGCTTTAGATACTGGAATGATGTGGTCAATGGTTAGCCCATTCTCTTTGGTACCTTCATGCCCACAGTACGCACATACGTATCCATCTCTAGCCAATACTCTTAGCCTTGCTGCTTTGTATTTATGGCTAAGCCTTGGATCACCTTTCTTAGTAGCCATCAATGCCATCCCTTAGCTAACCAGTGATGCCAAGCACGGCAAGGTTGGTTGGCGTAACGATGCTTCAGATACTTAAAGCCATAATTAAGCTGAGAGATAGCGTCCATATCCTTAATGATAGCGTTCTTTAACTGTGGTATCCCATAGACATAGCTCTTAGTAGGTGAACTTAGATTACCTATAGCTCTTGGGTTGAATGCTGATTCTTTCCCATATAACTTAATTAAGCATATAGCTTGTTTATGTTCATAGTTAAATCGTATATAAGTCTTTGGATCAATGGTCTTGATTGGCGCACTATCTGCGGGCGAAGCTCCGATAGATAGAGCTATCCCAATAGCGATGGCTACCAGGCAAGCTACGCCTTTCAGGCTTGCCCTGAGCCCTTGAGGGGCTCTAGCCGATAGAGTACCAGAGGTGTCTAGCATCTTTTATCTCTTTTCGTGTAAAAGCCCCGCTCAGAGCCATAATTATTGGCACCTTGCGTTGGGCGTGTCGCTACCTATTGTCGGTGGAATAGAATCCAGTACCTTTGAAGATAGCGGCTGGAACACTTGAGTAAATCTTATTCATAGGCTCCTGGCAAAACGGGCATAACACATCGTGCGGCTCATGGATAGCCAGCACATGATCTAGTATCGCAGTGGATTCGCAGTCGTCATTCCTGCACTGGAATTCATAGCTTGGCATTATCGAGCTTCTCGCAGACGTGGCATGGTGAGCCTTTCATGATCGTATTACCGCATTTGCAGTATATAGGCTCAAGTTTATCAGTATCGGCTTGGAAATCTGTGTAACCAGCCTTGACGAGTAATGCGACAAAGTCGCTGAAGGTTAGGAACGCTAGATATCCCCCAACATCTGTTGTTCCTTGCCCATTCATACGGCACACAACGGCAGATAACTCTCCCGACTTCTCCGTGCGCTTACGACTTTGTCGCAAAAACTCTAACGGCGAGAATTGAGATCTACTCTTAATCTCCAAATCGATGGGGATATTCACCACGTCCTTGCCGTTGCCGCGCCCTACCGTAGCTCCCGACCACCACTGCGACAGATAAGAGCAGACTGCTCTTTCAGTAGCGTATCCACGATATTTGCGGCTTTGAGATGGCATATCTGATTACGCCTTCCCAAGACTTGTAACTGCGTGGCACTTAGGACATGACCACGTATAACCGTTGAGAATGTCGCCACCTGTAACCACAATATCTTCCATAGGGAAGGGCTCATTACATAGATGGCAGATAGTCGTTATCTCTGGATGGATTGGTGGCTCTGCACCGACTGTGTTCATCATGGTTCTCATGATTGCAATCTCAGCGTCAGAAGGAAACTTCTCCCACTCTCCATCTTGATTCATAAACTCTAAACTACCCATATCACCACTTCTTTTCTTGAGGCTTCCAAGTGCCATCGCTGGCAATCTCATACCAAATAGGATCCATGCATTTACGCGCTGGTACGTTCGTACAGGCAAAGTGACCCCAAGGCTTATTGTTCTTTCCATTACCAGTGCGCCACGACATAGGCTTACCACACTTGCAATTAGGAATATCTCTCTCGGTCTGACCACCGATTATGTCCTTAACCATCTTGACTGCTTCATCGACAGTCGCAGCTGGCTGAGCTTCTCTGATAGTCCATGGATCATCTTCCTTGGCTACTGGTACATATTCCTTGGCGGTTTCAGCTAGTCGAGCTTTAGTCTGGGCTATCACATCATCTGTGTTCGCCTTTATTGCTACCTTGCTCATTTCTTCCCGACTTGCTCTCTTGCCCTTTGTCGCATATCCAGCGTTAGCCAGAGCGCGACCGATAGCAGATGTTTCACAATTTTCAAGCGCAGACGTACTGTTAACTCCGCGACCCTGAACTGTTTCCTCGGCAAGTCCTGTAGCCCATATAGTGTCGCTTCCGTCCTTATACAGTTCAGCCCTAACGATAAACTGCGAGCCCGATCCAGAGAGCATGATAGTAATGATGCGACCTTCTGGATGTTCTTTCCAGAACTTAATGAGTCTTTCTTCGACCGTTTCATAATCATCTAAGTTAAATCCCATTCTTCTCATTCGCTTCCTTGAGCTTCCAGCCCATAGACTTTAACTCACGTAGAATCTGCTCATTCTGATAGACCAGTACCTCTTGGAAAGCATCGCGGGCTAGTGCAGCCTCTTTTAACGCTTCTAATTCATCCCACTTAAACATTATTCTCCCTTGTGTTTTTCATCGGTTGGACATGATCCAAAGTAAAAGCATGGACATTCTTCTTCATAGACCAGCTCAAACATAAAGCTCATCCTGTTCTGTTACGAGCTCACAGGCTAGCGCCAGGTAAGCGATAGCATCTAAATATGAGTCGATATGATTTTTGGTTTCCTGGATTCTGGATAACTTGATTTCGACCATCGCCAAACACGCATCGTAATCTGTAATTTCAATCTCGAACAGTTGTGTAAGTCGCGATGCGATTCGACCCTGATTAATTTTAGGGTGACCGTAGACAGATCCTCGCTGACCGATAACGTCTGTGACCGTGAGTAGGAGTTCATTCGCTTTCATCGCCCGACCTGCTGCAAGCTTTCGTAATACTTGCGGACTGCCTTTCGACCCTTGACGTAGCCATCGTGGTAGCCAGAGTAGCGACCCATAGCAAAAGATAAAACGAGTAGAACGAAGGTAATGATTTCACCTATAGTCATATTGCCCTTTCCGTAGACCGTATCTCGGCTACATGGGCTAATTTACCCTAGGGGCGTGTCTTGTCCACGATATTTAGATAACGATTTGATAACGATTGTAGACACATCTTCATCTTCAAAATAAGGATTAGCGATTCCTTGGTCTGCCATAACGCTTTCCAGACACGATAAATGTGCCATCCTTTTCGATGTGTATCAGATCCACTTGAACATTCTTATCCTGGACATACATAATGGCAAAAGCTTGCTGCCAATTCATAACCCCATGGGTGTAACTTGCTTTATGCGGAGCCATGATATGCCCACATTCTACTCCTTGTAGAACACGCCCTATACGCCCCCCAGAAGCCTCTGTGAAGCTCGAACGCCCTGCGCGGTGAGTGTGACCCGAGATAACGTTCTTACCCCGCCTACGAGCCCCCTCAAGGGCTGATAAGCCCCCTTGTGGCTTGATAGGGGTATGGTCACCGTGGACTGCTACCCAATTAGGGGCTATGTTCATCTCGTCACGGTGGAACTTAATGCCTAGTTCATCAAACTTAAGGAACTTTTCAAAGCGAAGCTCGGGCAAAGAGCCTAGTGCTGGAATCTTGGAGCTAATCTGGTTATAAAGTCTGTCCGTGTGGTTGCTACGGATTACGTCTGTAACGCCTAACTCCCATAAAATATCGACAGTTAGGTTACGGTTATCGTCTAGTGTCTGGGCGAACCATTCAGCCTTGCCCTCACTCCAACGCCCAAGCTCGGTCATATCCATCTCGTCACCCAGGGTCACGGTCTGGTCAGCCTTAAAGGACTTGGCAAATTTAATTACATTTCTTACTACGTGCTCATCATGCAGGGGAATCTGTAAATCTGGAATTACCAGGATTTTCTTCATTCGTCCTCATCGTCCTCATAGGGAATATTATCGATGCGATTGGGTAAGTTAGGGATAATCCAATCAGGAAAGGATTCACGATCTGATAGAAGCCAGAATGCATGAGTTTCTGTAAACCCTGCTTTTCTTAGGCTTTTATAGTATTCATTCAACGCTATCGCATAAGCATCTAACGCAGAGTAAGTATCTAAGTCTATTACTGGTCGCTTCCTTGCCATAGCTTTATTCTCCCTTAGATAGCAGCAATTCGTAGATTTTGTCTACGCGTGTTTCCAATCTATTTACTTGGTCTTTTATAGAGCTACCACTATTCGGCTTCAGCTCCGCCAAATAGTGAAGAATCACGAATCTCAGGAGAGCAGCAACACCACCCAGAACCGTCACGATCGCTACTGCAATAGCAGCGTAGTCCTGAAGGTTCACTTTTTGTTATCGATAGCATCAACGGCAGCCTCGATGGCATCGACCGCCACATCAGCTAATGCTTTCTTAGATCGGTATGACTTAATAGCCGCACGGATGGCAGGGATAGCCATAAGTCCAAGTGCTCCTATAATTACTGCTTCCATTTATTTACCCCCCAGTAGTGGAACATTAAAGAACGAACCATCTGTATCGCCCGCTTTAGTGAAAGAAACGTGCATATGATGGTTATGAGGATTGCTTCCTTTATACTTTCTCCAGCGCCATCCCATCCTAGGGCTTGCGATTCTGCCCTCAAAGATGATGTAGGCGATTCTCTTATCTCCCGCCTTGGCACAGAGTCGAATCTGATTAGCAATATCGGGCATGAGGTCGGGCTTGGGCTTACCAGACACATCTCTATCTGTATCGGTTGCTCGAACCATCCCAGTTTCTGGGCAAGGATTGTGATCGCTAGGGCGCGATTGATGGCGTAGGTCACCGACCCATCCATCGCTATCGCGCAATCTGCTCGGATATGTGTCGTCAAATTGCTCTCTTAACTGTTGCCCTGCTTTGCATAGAACTGGTTTCATCCGAGTAATAGCTCTGCTTCTTCTGCGGTAATGCCTAGACGAGCGAGCAGTCCAGCTTTTTGCTCTGCGCGAAGGGCTGCATTAGTAGCTTCCTCAGCCTTTTTTGCCTCATGAGCAATACGGTCAGCTTCGCGTTGTGCTATTTCCTCAGCGGTGAGCTCTACCTCTGTGACTTCGCCTGTTTCACAGTTTACGATTATCTTTGTATCTGCCATTTTATGCCTTCTTTATTCCGTAGAGGGTTGCGGTTGAGTATTGTGCAAAGTTGCCGTAATCAGGAAACAGTTTAATAGATGAGATAGCTGCGGTGCTAGCCCATAGACCAGTCATAATATACATATAAGCTAAAGTAGCGTTGTTTTCTTGAGCTCCTTCGACCATATAACCTTTATTGTTAGAGCTCGCATAATTAGGAATATATAAATTATTATTAGAAAAAGTGCTGGTAGTTTGACTGTTATTGTCGGTTACGCCTGTCCAGTTTGTATAAGTACCAGTTGTGGCGGCGCTTGCCTGTGAACCGCTACCGCTTGAGTAAAGCATGCGCTCTGAATATATATTAGCTGCTGATCCATTGAATTGGAGTCTTACGTCAATAGCAGTATTGTCGGTAGAGCGAACAGAATACTTAACGCATAAATCCGTAAAAGTGCTAGGGATTACAGTAAATTCAATAGCCGCTTGACCCCCAGCGCCCACCTGAGTAAATGCTATTTTTTCGTAGGTTGCCATTACTCCGCCTTTATTCCATAGAGAGAGAAGGTCGAGCCAGCTAAGAAAATAGAAACGCCGCCGCTAATAAAGAGATTCATTATATTAATAGCTGACGTAGAACGCCATGTACTTACCATCGCATCTGTGCCAGTAGATGCATTACTAGATCGTGTAAGGACTGTCTTAAAAGTTGTTGTGTTAGCGTAATTTTGAAAATGAATTACCTTAACATTATTGCCAAGAGTAGTCTGTAAGTAACCGTTATAATCTGTAAGAATTGAGGTTTCATTTGCTGCTCTAGCTGATATCGCCGTTGTGCCGTTACCAGTCATGGCAGTATATGAATAATTGCTTCCAGTATCTACTGAACCGTTGCCTACTCTAATTCTCATATTGTCGTTACCTGTGTTGATAGCGGCATTGACCACCAAAACCAAATCTGTGTAAGTCTGAGGAATAGTTCCACCTGTGCCAATTGTCACGCTTGCTTGGTTAGAACCAAGAGTGGTGCTAGATATAGCTTCATAAGTAACGGTCATAATTAGCCCCTCGATCCATAAAGCGCAAAGTGTGAATATTGTGACCATGATCCATTGAATCCAGCTAAGGTGATAGATGTGATGGCGTTTGTGTTCATCCATAAACCAGATGCTACAGATACCCGACCAGCTCCATTTGTATCAAATCCAGACAGGACTAAGTTAGTTTTATATTTGTTGGTATTCGCATAATCAAGGACATCTATAACGAAAGCTCCAAAGGTTGAAGCTACGCTATTATTAGGGATAGTTTGAGGATAGGCTATTCCTGTTCCGCTTGAGCTGGTGAAAGCTGCTGCGGCAGGAGTTCCGCTACCAGAACCTTCTGCCTGATGAGCTGCATAGGTTGTAGTGGATGTATCGCCATTATATTGGATCACTACGTTATCGTAAGTAAAAGTTGGTCGGTTATCTTTCCAAATACCGCGAATCTGTAAATGCTTATATGTAGATGGAATACTTGTAAAGGTTACAGAAGCCTGACCGCCAGCGCCTACAACGTGAGTCTGAATAGATTCATAATCCCCGATAGGTGGCGTAACTACCCCAAGTAAGCCTGAGATGGTATTAAGCAATTGCGCCCACCACATACCAAGTGTTAGCTGCAACCTGAATAAGAGCGCATGACTTGTATTGTGCAAGCGTAGGAGAAGCAGCAACGGCTCCAGCGGATAGGACTGTAACTGTTGCAGCGCCTGAGATTGTGACTACTCCTGCACCCTTGTTAAGTACGGTAATGACTGTACCGACTGGGAAGGCTACTGAAGCATTGGTAGGAATAGTAAGAGTAGATGCTGACGCGTTAGATCGTGTGATGAGCACTTGGTATTGGTCAGCTAGAACAGGAGTATAGCTAGTACCTGTCTGGTCGTTAAGGGTGAACGACACTAAGCCGTTATAAGCAGCGGCGGTTAAGATATCGCCAGTAGAAGCGGGAAAGCCTGTTGCCATTTATTTATCTCCTAGTAAGTCATCGCACTCACGCCAATTATACCGCGTTCTGTGCTTCCTATCACGAATCCATCGGTTATGGGTTCGAGTGTTGTAACGGTTACATCCATAGAGTTAGGGCTAATCTGCCATGTTAAGCCCTGCACCTGGAGAGTCTTTACGATAGTTGAGCCGTCACTAGCTACGTTGGTAATTTTCAGATTTTGAAAATAGTCTAAAGCAATCATCGTGTCGGTCGGTACTGCAGAATCTAGCAAGTCAACCGTCATAGCATCGATGCGGATGGTCGTTTCAGCTCTAGTGGCTACGTAGGTTCTAGCGATATTTAGGGCGCTGGCATCTGTATCCACCACTAAATCCTGCACTGAATACTGGTGAGGGAAATAGCGTTCAACGCTGGTGGCGTTTTGAGCAAATTGAGCCGTGCCGCCTACTCGGGTGATGTTGGCTTGATTAATAATCAGCTGATCGTTAAACGCATATACGAGATTTTTATACGGTATGCCTGTAGTTTGATTAAATTCAATAGGGGTGCCAGAGATAGATGAAACTACTTGATTACGAGATTTAAATACGGCAGTTCCAGAGCCGTCAATATAGAAGGCACCTATACCCTCTGAAAATTCACAATTCTTCAAGGCTCCTAAAGCAGTTCGTAGAGTTCCTGGGTCGGCTTGGCAAAGGCTATTTCCTGTAGCCAAAGTTCTCATATTGGAAGGGAAGCCAATCTGATCTAGTATCTTGCCGATACGAGTGCCTGTGCTTTGCCCTGCTCCTGAGTCTGCCACAGTTTCTACTTGAGCTAAGTTAAATAGCTTAAAAGCATCACTACAGTAAATATCGACAAATCCCACTTCCTGACCTGTAGGAAATGTGTAACGGTATTCTGTTGTATAACCAGAAAATAAGAAAGCATCTTTAGTTGCGGTTGTAGCTGACACTCGAAGCTTACGGAGCGGTACTAAATAAGGGTAATAAGGGCTTGAGGTGTTCTGTGGGTTCCATGCACCGTCAGGGTCAAGAACTCGTACGACTGCATCGCCCGCGACATACTGATCGCTTAAAACGTTTCGCCCTCTAGTAATGGTTATATTACGTACATTAGGGGTTAAGTCAACGATTGGTAAAGGAATAGCTGAGCTTGCTAATTGTGAAACACCAATTATGCCGTATTTATCATCACCGATCGTGAAGGGGTAGCCGAACTGGGCTGAAGAACTGAAATCAAAACTGACGGCTATATTGGCTGGTAGGCTCATTGGAACCCGCCAAGTAACCTATTCACGATTGGATTATTGCCGTTTAGTCCTTGATTCTGCACCGCTGAAGCAATCTCTTTACCATCAATAAGGACTTTGATAACAGGCTGAGATGAACCCATCCCACCGTAAAGGCGGGCTGCTTCTGCAGCAGTTTTAGTGCTGGCATCGACTGAACCAATTGTGTTAAGTATTGCTGAATCTACGGCGTTAGTTTTAACAGTAACTCCACCGCCAGAACCGCCACCTGCGCCGCCACCGACACCAAGGTTTGCAACCTGCTTAGCTTTAACTAGCAAACCATCCAGGTAGGCATCCCAATTTTTAAAAGGGTTATTAGCATCTGGTAAATCTTTAAGTGATCTAGCTAATGCGCCAGTAGAGTCAATAGTCATGGCTATCTTCTGGGATAACTTGTCTGCTTCTGAGGTGTTACCTGTAAGCAAAGCGAGTTGAAGCTTTACGCGATCCTGTTCTTCCTTAGAAAGATTTCCCTTGAGAGCAGCAATAAGCTGAATCTGTTCAAGGTCAAATAAAGCTGATTGCTTCTTGGCTAAAGCTTGCTTCTTCTGCTCATCTGTAAGAGCCTTTTGAGCCTTGACTTGTGCCTTCTGTAGGGCTACGAGCTCCTTATTGCGCTTCGCTGCTGCTGCTTCTGCCGCTCTTTGCTGAGCAGTACGCCGCCATGATCCAGCAGGAGAACTCTGTCTATTGGTGTTGACTACTGGAGCTGGCTCGCGGAAGCGTTCAAACAGTCTGCCTTCTTCGCCTAGCAATCCACCTAATGAGGAAACCTGGTCAAAAGCTTTCTTTAAAGCCATGAACATCTGAACGGCTGAAGCTGCCGCGCTAGTGATTCTATTGATTCCCTTAGCAATTGAGTCAATAGTTTTAGCCGCATCTGAAGCGCTTGACCCACCAGCAATCTTGGCAAAGGCATCGACTAGACCAGCTCCGATAGTTTCCTGAGCATTACCAGCGGCTACTGTTAATACGTCTAACTTGTAAGATGTAGTAGTTAGATAAGCCTCTGCTGAGCCAGCTGACTTAGCCAGCATGATGCCAAGGATTTCATTAAATGATTTAGTCTGAAGCTCTGCGCGAGTCAGCCCTGTATTGTATTTGATAAGCCCTCTAGTGATACCTACATAACCCTTGCCTAAGTCCTGTGTGACTGTGGCTAGGTCAACCCCGCTCGCTCGGCTTATCTGGATTGCATTGTTGAGAAGCTCTTGGCTCTTAGTAAGTGATCCAGTTACAGTCAGCAAAGATTGAAACGATGGACGAAGAACGTCATCGGCAATAGCCGCAGAGCTTTCAAGGTTGGAGATAAAATCAGTTACTCGGGTTTGAGAGAAAGATAATCCCAGGTTATCTACTGCGCTGGCTAGACGGCGAGCTGCTGCTTCATCGGCTGCGAAGGCTTTGACGGATGCCTTGCCGTAAGCGACTACTGCGGCGGTTGATAAAGATATGCCTAGGGTGCGACCAAGATTCTTGGTAGTTTTCTCAAGGCTCTTGATGCCCTTCTCTGCCTTCTTGAGTCCTGTGTTGTCTAGGACTGTGGCAATTCTGACGGCTAGGTTGGTATCAAATGCCATTATCGACCCCTAAAATTAATGTTAGTGCCTTTGGTTATTTGCAAGGCTTTACTCATAGATTTTTCAATAGCTTTAATAATGGCTGCATTAGTGCGCCCCTGATCTTCGCCCCAAGCTCTAAAGATTAAGCGACCATTCATCTTGCGACCTACGCGACCACCCTGACCAGGTTGACGCTTAGCCACGTACATCTGCCCCATTGAATCGATAAATTGCTTACCAGCGTTAGGGTTGGCTGAGGTGTTAATGTCCTTGCCTGATTGCCAAGCTGGTACAACCTGACCATTACGGAATGCAACAGTTCTTTTAGCAGGTGGCTGACCTTGTGGGTTAAGTCTACCTGCGGTTTCGTAGATCGCTCCAGCTGCGTTCTTATTGAACACTGCCGCTAAAGCTCTAAAGCCACGCTTGTTAGGTTTTGATGGTGTGGTTGAATAACCTATGCCACGCTTTATAACTCCAGCGTTAAAGGTTCTATCTCCGCTCCAGATACCAACGTTATTGCCCCATCCTGAAAGGGGAGCTTGACTTGGTACAAATCCTCTAGCTTTGCTTACAACCTTTTTAAGCAATCCAGCCATTTCCCGCTGAGTTTCTTTAGCAAGCTCTGGCTCAAACTTTTTTAAAGCTTTACGGAATTCAAGAGCGCCTTGCACCTTTGCTGGCATTCTCGCGCTCCTTTGCTAAATCCTTTAAGACTTGTACGTGTGCTTTAAAAGCCAGTGGGCTTAGATTGACTATCGAATCGAACGTAACTCCGTACTCATACGACAACCTTGCGGCGGTATAAGTAACGGAGTTACGATCAACCCAGAGGGTCTGAGTCTAAGACCTCGACTCCCTTGAGTAGCTCAAGGAACTTTTCACCGAATGGCGGCACGGTTTCGCCACTCCTTCTGATGGACTCCCAACACAACCAGTAGATATCAGACTGTTTCTGATCCTCTAACAGTGCGCGGTGGAATCCTTTTTTGGCATATTGCTCGAAGGCATATTCAATTATCGGAGTAATCTCATACTCGTTAACTGAACCATCTGCCCTTGTTACCTTTAGCTTTGCCATCTTTTGCCCCTTTGCTTAGATTACGGTGTGGTGTCTACGTCAATTGTACCTGATACGTTCCAAGTTACAGACTGTGTTGAAAGGTCTGCGACTGCGCCGTTTACAGGTGTTGTGTTATTGATAAGGCAGGTCATTGTGTAAAGTGGGTTTGCCGCTGAAATGACTGCATCTTGCTGCTTGAATGTAACGGTGACGTTATTGCCCCATTGTGAGTTCAAAGTCTGGAGAGTCTTTGATGAATCTGAATCGTTTAGGAAATCGATAGTAATTGATGAAGCCTCAAGACCCTTAATATAACGGTGTCCTGAATCGCCAAGAGTCGTGACCTCAAGCTCATCAAAGCTTCTATTGATAGTAATGTTTGTGACTAAAGCTGAGAGATCAACTGCATTAACAGTAAGAATCCCTTTGTTAGCTAGATATACTGCCATTTGGTTTATTCCTCATCTTTCTTAGGTGTGGGTTTTGTTGCTGGTTTTTCTGGTGTTGCTGGTGGGAGCTGACCAATCTTCACTAAGAAGGCTGCTTGCTCCTTTGTCCAATCACTCATGATTAGCTCCATTCCGTAAGGGTGCTGATTGCAATATCGCAGGTCAGCAAATCTCCAGAAGCGATAGATAGAACGCTAGGTGCGCTCACGCTTCCTACATTGAATACGATGCTAGACGCACTCAATAATTGAAACACACGAACGATGTCGTTCTCGATGCCTAGCAGGTTTCCTTCATTGTCCAGCATTGGAACCATGATCGTAATTACAAAATTAGCCAGGGGAGCTACAGATATACGATCGTTATTGGTCGGCGTAATGTATTCGCTGGCAGGGCTGATAATAATTGAATTGGCGATAGGAGTTGCTGGTGGATAACTGAACACCTGGTAAAGGGAGTTATCTACTAGAGCAGCCTTTATAGCGCCTCTGAGGGTCGATATAGCTGCCATTAGCCCACCATGGAGCGTGGGTCTAGGTAAGGTGCTATTAAGCCTCTTACGCGAGCGATAAGCTGAGAGCTCATAGCGTACATATTGCCGATAGAACCATCTGGGTTCATACCGTTGCCTGAGTTAGTTTGGCGGCTAGTCCAGATAGAAATAGAAATCATAAGGGAAGCTTCTTGGATAGCTGGAACTGTTGCAGGATCTAAATATGTTTCAGCATTAAGTAAACCGTAAGGATTCACAGGATGAAACGGAGTGACCGCGTTATTGTTGCCAGTGATTGCATAAGTGATTGAATCAGCATCTACGGCAGTGATTGTTTTAGAGCCATTATGCTTTGAACCTGAACCTGCAATTACTACGGTTTGACCTACATAAAATTTATCAATTACTTTTTCGTCAAAGTAAGATGTGCCAGTAGTGGCAGTGTTGCTATGCCCAATAATGTTAGATGTGTTAGCCCAGATAAAAGGTAGTAGAACGTTATCAGCGGCATCACAGACGGATTGAAGCACGGAATCTTGGTATAAAGTTCCGACTCCAAGTGCCGACCTAAGCTCGGCTACTGTGGTGATGCTCATCTGATTCCTTTCATAAGACCAGCGGGAGCCGAAGGGCTACGACCCCCGCTGGTGTTCTAATGGGTGTTGCTGATTAGGCTGCGTTGTTGAACTTGAAAGCTCCTGCTGCTGCCTTTGTTGCGATTGCGCCATAGCCGTAGTAACCAACCTCGACCTGACCAGTGCCTACCTTATCGGCGCGGAGCTGCAAGCGTGGGGATTCATACCATGTGTAAGAATCGCGGTTAACGACAACGATTGAACCGTCAGCTACTCCTGTGAGTGAGTAATCAACGTAGAGGTCAAGTCCTAGGAGTGATCCACGGAGTGACTGTGATACTGAACCTGCAGCGTTTTGTGGCTGAGATGCAATAAAGAGTGGGCGATTCTGTCCGTCTACCATGCCCATAATGTTGCTCCATTGTGTTGGAGAAACGATTACTGACTGAGCAAAGCGGAGTGTGTTTGTGTAGATAGAGTCAGATGCGCGAGCGATGAAGCCAGCCATTTCTGCGCCATCCCAAGGGAGTGTGATTGCAGTTCCGTCAGCTGATGCGCCTGTCTGGATTGCAGTACGCACTGCAACGTTTGTTGCCTTAGCATACGCATCTGCCATGAGGCTCTGGAGTTCAGCGAAGAATGCAGGGCTTGTGCGATCCAAGACCTCTACATCGAAAAGTTGCATTCCTGCATACTTCTTAACATCTACATCAAGGTATTCAATCTCTACCTGTGTATCTGAGAAGGCTGCCTTTTCTGCTGTTTCTGCAACAGTAGGAACTGCCTTAACGCGTGGAATTTGGAACTTGAAGCCAGCGTCAGGCAAAGTACCTGATGAGATAGCATCAATTGAAGGGCGACCTGATGTGCTCTTGTTGTTGATGATTTCTGTAAGCTGACGTGTTGGAACGAGTCCTGCAACATCTGTTGTGTCTGTGTCTGATGCTGCTGAGAGGTACTGACGAGCTGACTCATCTCCAAGTGAAGCGCGTACTGCGTTCTCTAGGAATACGTGAGGTGTTGTGTCGATGCGTGGTGTTGCATAGTGCATCGCCTTTACTACTGGAGCAGAAGCTTCGACTGCCGCAGCCTCTACTGGTGTTGCTTCGACTGTAGGTGTGTTTTCCACGGCTACTGCCTCGCTTTCTGTTGGTAGGGTTTCTTCAGCAGGGATGACTTCCTCTGCTGCGATCTCTAGCACTTGAGCCGACTTAAAAGCTGGCTCTGTAACTAAAGAAACTTCTTTTAATTTAGCCGCAGTAACGACTGTGTATCCTTCGCGTGAAGGCTTTGACTTAATGATTTCAGCGCCGATGCTCAAACCTGAAACCAGCCCCTCAGATGCCATAATCAAACTATCTGCACCAGCTTGGCTACGGCTTAGCTTGAATGTAGCGTAGATGCCATCTTCACGTGTTTCAGCTGCAATCATGCGACCGACTGGCTTCTTCATATCGTGTTGGCTAAGTAGCTTAATCTTTGAAACGTCAGCGATATCGATTGAGCCAGCTTCGAACACATAAGCGCCGAGATTGGTATTGCCGATTTCACCTGTTCCCATTGGCACAATCTTGCCTGAGATTTCACGGCGTTCTTCTGAGCACTCAATAGATGATGCTTCGATATATAGAGTTTCCATTAGTCATCGCTTCCATTAGGGGTTAAATCTTCCA